TGGCGGTATCTCGAATCCCGAGGAAGCAAAGGCCACAGCCAATACAGGGGGTATGCTTTTTGTTCCTGTTATGACCATGGACAAGTGGGAGAAGGCTTGCGAGAAAGCGCAGGCGGCGCTTAGGGCGGATGTCAATGAGTGACCTTATTCCCACAGGCTGGGCGCCGTTGCCCGGATCGCAAACCTTTGCAATGGCCTGCCCCTGCAATGAGATCCTCTTTGACGGTTCACGCGGACCGGGAAAAACAGATGCACAGCTTATGCGCTTCCGTCGCAACGTAGGGCTGGGTTACGGGTCACGCTGGCGCGGCGTCATCTTTGACCGCGAGTACAAGAACCTTGACGACCTGATCTTAAAAAGTAAAAGGTGGTTCCCGCACTTAGCCGGACCGCAAGCTACGTTCCTGTCTTCCACAAGTGCGCTTAAGTGGGTCTGGGCAACTGGTGAGGAGCTTTTGTTCCGTCAGATAAAGCGCCCGAGCGACTACTGGAATTACCACGGACAAGAATTTCCATTTATCGGATGGAACGAGCTTACAAAATACCCAACGTCAGAGCTTTATGATATGATGCTCTCTTGTAACCGTACCAGCTTTGTACCGGAACTACATACGCCGCGCCGCGCAGGACACAACGGCGGACCCCCTTTGGATGACGCTGGGGATCTCGGGTATGACACGCCAGACGGCAAGCCCCTCCCTGACATTACACTAGAGATTTTTAACACTACAAACCCGTATGGTGCAGGGCATATCTGGGTGAAGCGTCGCTGGATTGATCCTGCGCCCGCTGGTCGTATCGTTAAAACGACTACAAACGTCTTTAACCCGCGAACTCAGAAGCGAGAGGACGTGGTGAAGACTTCGGTGCGAATCTTTGGTTCGTATCGTGAGAACAAATACCTGACCCCTGAGTATGTCGCATCCCTTGAGAATATTACAGACCCGAATAAGCGCAAGGCGTGGCTCTTTGGGTCTTGGGAGATTGTTGCCGGCGGGGCTTTCGATGATGTATGGCAGGAGAGCATTCACGTCATCCCGCGCTTTGTTGTTCCGCCGTCTTGGAAGGTGGACAGATCGCTTGACTGGGGGTCGAGCACCCCGTTCTCAATCGGATGGTGGGCTGAGGCCAACGGGGAGGAGGCAACTCTTCTCGACGGCCGCAAGTTCTGTCCTCCCGCCGGCACCCTTATCCGCATTGCTGAGTGGTACGGTTCCGAGAGTCTCGGAACTAACGTCGGGCTGCGCCTATCCTCAACCGATATGGCGAAAGGCATTATTGAGTATGAGAAAAAACTGCGAGAGCTCGGATGGATTCAAGGAGAGGTCAGACCGGGACCTGCCGACAACCAGATTACCAACGTACTGGATCAGGCGTCCGAGACGATTGCTGACAAGATGTCTAAAGAGGGTGTCTACTGGAACCCATCTGATAAATCTGCCGGCTCTCGTATCAACGGTCTACAGCTTGCGCGTGACCGGTTGGAATCGAGCATTGACAATGAGGGCGCTGGATTGTATTTTATGAGCAACTGTCGGATTGCTATTTCCGTGCTCCCTACGTTGCCGAAGGATGAAGATAATCCAGAGGACGTTGACACCGAAGCAGAAGATCACGTCTGGGACGAGATTAGGTACCGTGTTCTCGCTAGCGGGAACAGATACGCAACAGAAGTTAAAAAGACGGAGACGCACTAGATGCCTAATGTCAGTCATATTCGCCCAGAGGTAGCAGAGAAACAAGCAACTTGGACAATGATCTCGGATTGTATCAGCGGACAAGAAGCAGTAAAGAGCAGGGGGCAGGCATATCTACCAAAACCAAACGCCTCTGACAATAGCCCCGAGAACGCCGCCCGTTACGAGGCCTATCTGCGCCGCGCCGTTTTCTACAACGTGACAGCGCGCACGCTGCGCGGCCTTCTGGGACAGGTATTTGCGCGTGATAGCGTCATTACCCTGCCCGACGCCCTGAGCATGCTGGATATCGACGTGGAAGGGAGCGGGATCAGCCTAGATCAACAAGCGAAGCGCGCACTCTCGCACGTCCTCGGACAAGGTCGCGCCGGCCTTCTCACGGACTACCCTGTGGCCACCAATGCAGTCAGTAAGGCGGACGTGAATAGCGGGAGAGTGCGTCCCCTGCTTAAGCTGTACCGCCCTGAGGACATTATTAACTGGCGTACCACTCGCTTTGGTGCAAAGGTAAAGCTGTCCCTCGTCGTTCTGCGGGAAACATACGATAAAGAGGACGACGGATTCGAGGTTCAGACAGAGGTGCAGTACCGCGTTCTCCGTCTTAACGAGGAAGAAAAATATACGGTCACCCTGTATCGAGAGGTTGAGGGTGAGCTCCGCGAGGGGAAAAAGCAGACGGAATGGGTTGCATACGGGCAGGAGCTTCCCGTTGTTGACTACTCAGGCGCGCAGTTCACTGAGATCCCTTTTACCTTCATTGGCGCGGAGAACAATGATCCTGAGATTGACCCGTCCCCTTTGTATGACCTCGCAGTTATCAACTTGGCGCATTATCGCAACAGTGCCGACTATGAGGACTCATGCTTCATGGTTGGGCAACCGACACCGTGGATCTCAGGTCTCACTGTGCAATGGGTTAAAGACGTTCTAAAGGGCACCATCCATCTCGGGTCGCGGGGCTTCTTGCCCCTGCCGGTCGGAGGTGAAGCAGGGCTTTTACAGGCTGAAGCAAACACCATGGTAAAGGAAGCCATGGAACACAAAGAGCGGCAGATGGTTGCCCTCGGTGCAAAGCTTGTTGAGAGCAAGCAGGTGCAGCGCACAGCAACAGAAGCGGCACAAGAAGAGGCGGCTGAGTCTTCCTCATTATCAAGCGCGGTCAAGAACGTGTCCACAGCTTACACCCTTGCCCTGCGCTGGGCTGGCCGTTTCGTCGCGCAGTTCTCGGATGATCTTATCGAGTACGAACTAAACGCAGATTTTGATCTCTCGCGTATGACCCCAGAAGAGCGCGCTCAGCTTATTAAGGAGTGGCAGTCCGACGCCATCAGCTTTACCGAGATGCGCTGGAACCTGCGCCGTGGCGGGGTTGCTTACCTTGAGGACGAGGAAGCAAAAGACGAGATTGAGACGAATCCTGCAATCAAGGTTGATCCGCCCCCTCCCCCAACTGAAACGGGCGAGTGATGGCAGTCTCCAATAACTATTATGATGATGCTGTTATTAGACGCGCCATCTACATTGAGCGCCTCAAGACGGGACAGCGCGTAAACTATGACAGGGTGTTATCCCTGCTCATCCCCCGTCTACACGCGGTAATGGCGCGCTACGACGTTGAGAACGTGAGCGACCTGTCTACCCGTCAACTCGCCAGTCTCATAAATGAGATGAGCCGCGAGTTAGACAAAGCCAGTTCCGCCTTTGCAGGACGACTCCTCGTCTGGCTAAAGCAATTTGGTCGTGAGCAGAACGATTGGCATACCTTGTTAATGGAAAACACCATCGACGAGGAAGAAGACGCCTTGCCCGTTGTGCCGTATCGCTACACGGATGAGCTGATCTTTGCCGGCATCGTCGGATCTACTGGCATGACTATAAAGGAGAGCCTCGCTGCATTGGTAGCGACACAAAAGCGGCATATCGCCCAGCGCGTAAAGATCGCCGCAGCACAGAACCAGAAGATGTCCGTGGCTATGCGGGACATCATCGGCACGAGAGGCGCGAAATATCGGGACGGCCTAATGGGACAGTTCAGAAACTTTGGCCATGAGCTTGTCGGCAGCATGATCCAGTTCGCTGCAAACAGAACAAACATGGGATTCCTCGACAAGTTCCAAGACTACGTTGCTGGCTATATGTGGGTCTCTATTTTGGATTCAAAAACCTCTGCAACGTGCCGCAGTCTCGACGGTCAGGTATTTGAACTCGGGGAAGGTCCTGTTCCTCCTGCCCATCCTAACTGCCGTTCTCACATAACCGCGGTGTTCCGGACCGGAGTAAAATTCTTAAAGGGATTGACACGAAAGGCAACTTCTGGCTCAATAGATGCTGGCGTGTCTTACTATACATGGCTAAAGAGGCAATCGGCATCGTTCCAAGATAGCGTACTCGGGAAGACGCGAGGGAAGTTATTCAGGAATGGTGGCGTGTCAGCAAAGGAGTTCGGACGCTTAAACGTCGGACGAAACTACGAGCAGCTGACTCTTGAGCAGCTGCGAGGACTCTACCCCGAGATGTTTGAAGAAGCAGGAATACCGTAAACCAACCCCAAAGGAGAACTAGAATGGCTATTAAAAAAATCCTCACCGAGACTGAATACTCTGCTCTGGATGAAGCAGGACAAAAACTGTACGCCAAGCAGGCAGACGGTAAGTACCACCTCGATCTAGAAGAAGACGATGGCGAGGAATTGAAGCGCGCCAAAGAACACGAGAAGCGCAAGCGTCAAGAAGCGGAAGCCCGTGCCGAGGAAGCGGAAAAGAAACTTAAGGAGCAGGAAGACGCTCGCAAAGCGGCCGAGGAAGAAGCGGCGCGCAAGTCCGGCGACGTGACCGCCCTTGAGAAGTCATGGAAAGAAAAACGGGATGCGGACGTGGCAGCAGCCGAGACAAAGGCAAAGCGCGCAGAAGCCGCACTCAAGAAACAGCTTGTGGACAACGTGGCACAGCGCATTGCTACGGAGATCAGCACAGCACCGACACTCTTGGTGGATGCAATCAAGAGACGCCTCTCGGTTGAGATCCCTTCTGACGAGGACGCGGAACCCCTCACCCGTGTTCTTGACAGGGCGGGAAAGCCGTCTGCAATGTCGGTGAATGATCTCAAACAAGAATTTGTTGACAATCCCGAGTTTGCTGCTATTATTAAAGCATCGAGTGCTTCTGGTGGCGGTGCTACCACTCAGCGACAAGGCGGCGGTGCCCCGACCAATAAGAAAAAACTTTCTGAGATGACCGCAACCGAAGAAGCAATCTTCGCAAACGAGAATCCGGAAGAATATAAAAAGCTTATTGGCCAAGGCTGATTTTTGCACCTAATTAAAAACAGTGTAAACCGCCACAAAGGAGAGCCGCCATGGCCACAGTACAGCTTACCAACATCTACAACCCGTTGACCTTTGCTCGTCGTGAGCAAGAGGCGCAACTGGAACTCAACAAGTTTTTGAACTCCGGCGTTGCCGTCATGGATGCAGCTATTACCGAGCAAGCATCCGCAGGTGGTAACATCGGCGAGCTGCCTTTCTTCAAGGCACTCGGAACGGATGAACCAAACTACAGTTCGGACGACCCGGACGTTGACGCAGTTCCCAAAGGCCTGACCAACGGCAAAATGATCTGGCGAGCTGCTCACCAGAACCAAAGCTGGTCGGTCATGGATCTGGCGCGTGATCTCGCCCTCGAAGATCCGGTTGCTGCGATTACCCGCCGCATCGGTCAGTACTGGGCGACGCAAAACGAGCGTCGGGTCATCAAGTCTTGCCTTGGTATCCTCGCCGACAACATCGCCAACGATAGCGGGGACATGCTTTACAGCGTCGCCACTGACGATAACAGCGCGGTCCAAGACGCTCAACGCATCAGCGCCGACGTTGTTCTTACTGCCAAGCAAACCATGGGCGACCATGCGGGCAGCTTGGCGGCGATGGCAATGCACTCCGCCATTTTCACCCGCCTGCAAAAACAGAATCTGATTGACTTCATCCCGTCGAGCGATGGCAAGGTTATGATTCCGACCTACCTCGGCTATACGGTGGTTGTTGACGATTCCATGCCGGCAGTTGCTGGTTCCTACCGCATCACCTACACGGTGGCACTGTTTGGCGCCGGTCTGTTCAGCATGGGTACCGGTCGCGTGAACATGCCGTCTGAGATGAACCGCAAGCCCGACGCCGGCAACGGTGGCGGTGAAGAACGCCTCTACAGCCGACGGAACGACATTATCCATCCGTATGGGTTCCAATTCACCAGCGCATCGGTTGCCGGCAAGTCCGCAACCCAAGCCGAACTGGCGACGGCTGCGAACTGGAACCGCGTAATGGAGCGGAAGAATATCCCGCTCGCATTCCTGCGCGTCAACGACTAAGCAAAGATCGGGGGAAGGCTGACCACCTTCCCCCGCCTCCTTTGCTACCGACCATTCACATTCAGAAGGAGCCACTACAATGGCAAGAAAGAAAGCAGCAGATTCCGCGCAGCCGTGGGCTTCCGATACACCACCGGTTGCAGATACGGAACAACAAACGGGGGAGACGGAAGAAACCCCCGCTGAGACCGAAGAAGAAACCCCAGCCGAAACCACCGAGGAACAGGCGAAAGACTCTGCACCTGAGCCCCCTCCCGCGCCTGCGGAAGAAAAACCCGAGGTGTCAGCTGCAATCAAGCCGGCACCGAAAAAGAAACCGACGGATGGTTTGGTTGGTGACGGTGTAAAGCCCGGCGCACTCAAAGAAGGGGATCATCTTCCTAACGAGGTTATCTCCCTCATGAGCGTAAACGGGATTTCCCTCAAAGAGGCAATCCACCTCTACAATAAAAAAGCGAAGTAAGGGAGCCTGCCAATGCCTCTCGTAGTAGAAGACGGTAGCGGGGTCACAGGGGCGAATACTTACGCTTCTGCTGCCGACCTGACAGCATACGCCACTGCGAGAGGCATTTCCCTTCCCTCCACCGACGCCGCAAAGGAACAGCTTTTGTTGCTCGCCGTGGATGCAATCGAATCTTTAGAGCTAACTTTTCTCGGTATGAGAACCGAGGCAGAACAGGAGCTCTCTTGGCCTCGAACCGACCCTTGCCGAAGCGATGGTTCCGTTCTCCTAGCAAACGGTCAGGAAGTTGCCTCAGACAATATTCCGAAACAACTGGTCGCTGCTCAATGCCAGCTCGCTTGCGACCAACAGACAACCGCATTCTTCCAAGTATCGGATGGCCGTCTTATGATAGAAGACACGGTCGGACCGATTACCACAAAGTACGCCGACTCCCAAGGCGGGGGCGGGGACGGATCAATCGTAAGCTTCCGAAAGTTTGAAGCAATCATCTCTATTCTTCAACGCGCTCAGGCGCTGGGCATCACTACGATCAGGGTGTAGTCGTGAGTTACGAGCGGTCGCTAAAAAATGCACAAGAGCAAATAAAGCGCAAAGGCCGCGCCGTGTCGCTTATTCGCCTAAATACCACGCCTACAGACGCCACAAAGCCATGGCGGGGCAATGTCGCGCCCCGTACAACGCCTGCGGCAAGGCTCGACGTTTTCGCGGTATTTGTTGATCCCGCATCCGTTGGCAGGTATCTGGGCAGCGGACGGAGTGTCGATACACTTTTTTCCTCATGCGAGAAGGTCTGCATGATTGCAGGGGACGCTGATTTGTCTGAGTATAACGAGCTTATAGACAGCGATAGTACCCGCTGGCGCATTGAGAAAGTGCAGACGCTTAAACCGGGTAATGTAACACTGCTACATTTTGTAGGAGTGAAAAGATGAGCCTCACAGTGACGCAAGCGAGAAACGAGATGACCGCAATGGTGGCCGCGGCGCTCCCTGTGGATACCATTGCGTTTGACGACTTGCCGGGTAAGGTACCGGATACGATGACCTCTTGGTACCGGCTGACAATTCGCCACAGTGACGGAGAACAGGAGACTCTGGCCGACGCCACAGGCAAGAAAAGATTTCTTCGGCAGGGTCTTCTTACTGTTCAAATTTTTACCCCTGTAGGCGGGGGCTTGTCAATCGCCGACGAATCTGTTAAGATGATTCTCGACATATTCGAGGGCAAGGCCAGTGCCGGTGGTATTTGGTTCCGCAACGCGAGGTTCCGCGAGATAGGGGCGGAAGGAGACTTCTTCCAAACAAACGTCCTAGTTGACTTCCAATACACAGAAACAAAGTAACACCACCGCAGGAGAAACAAAATGGCCAGTGCAACAAAAATTGATTCCAACGTAACCGGTCTCCGCTTCGCGGAAGAAGAGACCATCAAAGTCCTGCCGGGAAGTCCCATCTGGGAACCGCTTGAACCGAATAGCTACGCCGACTTCGGCGGACAGGTGAGCACTGTCGCTCGTGAGCCGATTGCCGACGACCGGCAGCGCAAGAAGGGGGTCATCACTGACCTCGACGCATCCGGAGGGTTTAACAACGACCTGACACAGACGAACCTGCAAAAGCTTCTGCAAGGCTTCTTCTTTGCAGACCTGCGCCATAAGGCGGATTCAGCAGAAGCAGGTGAAGCAATCACCTCTGTGGTTGTAGGGAACAACGAATACACAGCGGCAGACTTGGACGGAATCTTCTCGGCCGGCACCCTTGTATTCGCATCGGGCTTTGCCGAGGGTGCAAACAACGGGATCAAACGTGTAACAGCAGCGACTGCCACTGAGGTGACGGTTGCAGACACGCTGGTCGAAGAGACGACGCCTCCGGCAGAGGCGAAACTTACGGCGGTCGGCTTCCAGTTCCAGTCCGGAGACGTGACTATCGACGTATCCGGTACGCTGCCCCGTCTTGTAAGCGCCACCGAGGATATGGAGGCCTTTGGTCTCGTTCCCGGTGAGTGGGTCTTTATCGGGGGTGACGTATCCGCCGCAAACTTTGCCAACGCAGTTAACAACGGCTTCAAGCGTGTCCGTGCAGTCGGGGAGGACTATATTGAGTTCGATAAGTCCGGTGCCACAATGGTGACCGATGCCGGCACAGCAAAGACGATCCAGATCTTCTTTGGTCGCGTCCTCAAGAACGAAACCGCGTCCCTGATTAAGCGGCGCACATACCAACTGGAGCGCACCCTTGGCGCATCCGACACGGCACAGCCTACACAAATCCAATCGGAATACCTCGTCGGTGCTGTACCAAACGAGCTGGTTCTGAACGTGTCAACGGCGGACAAGGTCACCTGTGACCTGTCTTTCGTGGCATGCGACCATGAAACGAGAACGGGGGTTCAGGGGTTGAAAAGCGGTTCTCGTCCTGCACTGGTTGAGTCCGACGCTTTCAATACCTCCTCGGATTTCAGCCGCATCAAACTATCCCGCGCAAGCAACTCAGACGAGGCTACCGCCCCGCTGTTTGCCTTTGTTACGGATCTGACCATCACCATCAACAACAACGTGACACCAAACAAAGCAGTTGGTACGCTGGGCGCCTTTGACGTTACAGCCGGCAACTTCTCGGTTATGGGGGAGATGACCGCTTACTTCGCGGATGTTGACGCGGTGAAGGCGGTCAGGGATAACGCAAGTGTAAGCTTGGACATGGCCATCGTCAAGAACAACGCCGGTTTGGTGATTGATCTTCCGTTGGTCACGCTATCCAACGCTCGCGCAAACGTGGAGAAGGATGCACCAATCACCCTACCGATTACTTCGGATGCCGCATCGGGTGCCGCGGTTCATGCTTCTTTGAACCACACGCTGCTGGTCAGCTTCTTCGACTACCTGCCGTCAGCAGCAGATCTTTAACCTAAACAAGGAAGGACTCACACCCCATGAGTATGTTCTCACAATTTAAAACAAACCCAGATCTCGAAAAGAACGGGGTGGTCATTGACTACGGAACTTTCCGTGTGACCATCGCCCGTGCCGGTGGTGCCAATAAAAAGTTTGGTCGTCTGCTCGAAGCAAAGACAAAGCCGCACAAACGGGCGATCCAAACTGAGACAATGGATCAGGAAAAGAGCGTGGACATTATGCGGGAAGTCTACGCGGATGCCGTGATCCTGAACTGGGAAACAAAGATCAATGACCAGTTTGTGGTCGGCATCGAAGACCCGGAAGACGCAAGCAAAACAGTTCCCTTTACAAGGGACAACCTGCTTGCAACTTTTAAGGCGCTTCCCGATCTGTTCAGTGATCTGCAAGAACAGGCAATGCGGGCTGCGCTCTTCCGCGACGAGCTGCGCGAGGAAGACGCAAAAAACTAACTGCCGTCCTGCTCTACACTCTTGAGCAGGGTAAAACGGAGAAACGGATAATTGAAACCTGTTATAAAGAACGGCTTCCGTTACCCGACAAGATAAAAAATGCCCCGCAGCTACATCTCGGTTTAGATTTGTACTACGGGGCATTCTTTGATCTAACAACTAATAGAGTGGGTTTTGGGGACGGTCCAATTCCTTGGCAGGCGATTGAAGAGTATGCAAGACTAAACTACTATGACGAGGAACAGAAAGATGATCTGCACTTCTACATAGCAAAGATGGACGAGGCATTCTTGGAGAAAAAGAGAAGTGAAAAGCGATCTTAAAAGATTCTCCAGACGCATCCGAAAGGTAGCAAAGGACATCGAGGACAACGCATCCGAGGTGTGCCGCAACACAGCCAGCCGCATAAGCAAAAGCCTGACCATGGAAGACACGCCGGTTAAAAGCGGACAAGCCCGCAACAACTGGCGCGCTTCTGTGGGCATTCCAATCACTGGGGCTTTGTTTGGAAAAAGCTTTGACACCAGTGGTACCGAAGCGCATGGAAAGAATAATCAACAGATCGCCAAGCAAAAACCTGGTCAAGATATTTACATTACAAATAATCTCCCGTATATTAAACGTCTGAACAATGGCTGGTCAAAACAGGCTCCAGCCGGTTTCGTTGAGGCTGCGGTGCAGAAAGCGAATACCTTTATAAAGAAGGCACGCCTCTTAAAGCCTCGCAATAGTGGAGACGAGCAGTGACCACAGAAACAATCACCATTGTAGTCAGTGAGAAGGGCGCTAGGATCGTCAAGCGCAATATTGAGGACATTGGTAAGTCTTCAGATAAAGCTGCTGGCGGGGTTAATATGCTCAAGGGGGCGCTAGCAGGAATTGCCACTTACTTCGGCGGGCGCGAGCTCCTGCGGTTTGTTGATAGCATCACAGTGTTGCAAACCCAGCTCCGAAACGTGACAAGGAACACATCTGAGTACACGCAGAAGTTTAACGCCCTGTTTAGCATCGCTCAAAGAACAGGTGATTCCCTTGACGGTATGGTTAACATGTTTGTGCGGCTGAATAGTGCGCTGCCCAACGCCATCAGACAGACAACTGACCTGACCAAAGTGACCGAGCTCCTGTCCAGAGGTCTTGCCATTTCTGGTGCCAACGCACAGCAGACTACTGCGGTAATGATCCAGCTGTCTCAGGGCTTGGCAGGGAACTTTGCCAACGCCGCTCAGGAGATTAACTCCTTGATTGAAGGCGCGCCACTGCTCGCCCGTATCATCTCGGAACAGCTTGGCGGGAAAGCCGCAACCGATCTTAAGCGCATGGCCGAGGCGGGCGAACTTACGACCGAGTCTTTCTTGAAGGCATTGCTCGCCGCAGAAGCAGCCATTGGCGCATACACCATTCCCCCGACGATTGAGCGTTCTTGGCAGCGAGTGAAGAACGCAATCGTTGAGATGGGTGCGGAAAGCCTTGTTCTTCGGCAGGCGGCGGCGGGGCTGGCTAGCGTTATGGATTCCCTGTCCCGCAACGTCGATATGCTGGCGAAAGCCCTTGGCATCGCCGCAGCTGCTTGGGGCGCCTATTGGCTCGCCGTAAACCTCGGCGCGATACGGGGAACCCTCGCCCTTGTCGTTGGCAGCGCAACGGCCTTTATACAGCTTGCAACCACGGTAAGAAGCGCCGCAGGCGCCATGGCGTTGCTCAACGCGGCATTCATGCTTAGCCCTGTAGGGCTGCTTGCCGGCCTGATTACTGCGCTTACAGCTGGATACTTCCTTCTCGGGAAAAATACGGACGCGCTGACCGAACAAACCGGACGCCTGAATAAAATCCAACAAGCGGGTTACGACCTCTCAATGAAGTTGGTTACAGCGTCGGGCGAGAGAAAGAAGGCACTTGAGGCTGAGCGCACTCAGCTGCTCGCAACGGCACGCGCTGAGGTTGAGGCTGCGCGGGTCGCACTCAACGCATCGTTGGCACGGTACGACGAGCTGCAACGCCGCGGCAGAGGCATCATTCCTGTCTACAAGGCAAACAAAGATATGGAGATGCGTCTCGAAGCATTGAAGAATGCACAGCGCGCACTCGAAGACCTAAAGGAAACAATGAAGCCGGTGCAGGTCGAACCCCCGCCGCCCAGCAAGAATGCTTTGAAGCAGGCAAAGAAAGATCAGGAAGCCCTTGCCGACGCGATCCGCGATTCTTGGACTGAGCAGGAACGGCAGCTCTCAAAGATAAAAGAACTTGAGGGTATGCGCGGCCTTGCAAAAACCACTTCCGACGCGGAAGCACTGGAGCTCGCAATCAAGAGGGCAAACCAAGAGCTGGTGGATATGAAAGACGAGGTGGAAAAGAATAGTCCCCTCGCAAAGGCGTTTGAGAGTTTGGTGAACCAAGTAGACGACGGCTTCCGAGAAGCGTTCCGCAATGCCTTCACTCAGGGGGATGGTGGATGGCGTTCTATGCTCGACGGTTGGAAAGCATCGTTTAAAGCATTTCTTGCAGACCTCGCTTATACTGCAATGGCACGACCAATCATTCTTTCTGTGCTTGCGGGCATCGGCGGAGGCGTAGGGCTGTCCACAGGCGCGGCAAACTCGATTATCGGGGATGTGGGGGGCGTAGGGGGCGGCGGGCTGCTCAGCAATCTGTCAGGCCTCGCAAACATTGGAAGCCTATTTAAAGGCGGTTTATCAGCGCTTAACAGCCCTATTTTCGGGGCGGGCAGCATGGTAGGCGGGGCAATCAACTGGGCGGGCGCACAACTCGGTCTTAATAACGCAAGCTTTATTGGACCGATGTTGCCCGGTACCAGCAACCTCGCTTCGGCGTTTACCCCTGCTGCCGGTATTGCCGGTTTTGGAGGTAACTTCCTCGCCAACGCCATCTTCGGAGATCGTGGCATCGGCGCGACCATTGGTGGTACGCTCGGGGGAATTGGTGGTACTGCAATCGGCTCTTCCTTGGCCATGCTTGGGTCGTTTGGCGGACCGATTGGTGCGCTTGCTGGCGCGTTCCTTGGAAACGTAGTCGGCGGATTGTTTGGCAAAAAAGGTCCGAGTGCAAAATATCAGGGCGGTCAGATGGATCTTGCAACGCAAGAAGTGTTGTGGAGTGGTGGTCAGACAGGTAAAAAGTTTTCCCAAGCAAACGCGGATGCTCGGGACAATATCGGTAACGCAATCGCTGGGTATACTCAGCTTTTGCAAGCGGCTGGCGCGTCGGTGGAGGGCACTATTGGGTACGGTGTGAGCGGCAAAGCGTACCATGGTCTTGGTTACGCCATCGGATCAAAAGACACTCGCGACTTTTCTTGGTATAAGAAAACAGAAGATTTTATTGAAGCACTGTTTACCGATATTACCGACCTTGCTGACGGCTTGGGTGCTACATATAAAACCATCATTGATAAAGTTGGTTTCAAAGACATGGACAAGCTTGCCGAAGCGTTCTCCTTTGGGGAATTCTTCGAGAGCGTAGTAAACCCTGTTGATGCTGTTACCACGGCGATTGAAGCGGTAAACAAACAGTTTGACGACCTTATTAAAAAGGCTGATGACCTTGGCCTGACCAATGCCGTGTTTACTGTCGAAATGGAAAAACGTCGTCAGGCAGAACTTGATCTTATCAAAGCACAGCAGGCGGGATTCCAGTCTCTCGAAGCAATGAAGAGCACCTTTGACAAGTGGTTGTATGACCAGTCAATCAGTGGCACGTCTACGCTGACCCCAGCGCAGAAGCTCGCGGCGGCACAGGGGAACTTTGGTTCGTTGCTTACAAAGGCGCAGGGGGGTGACTACACGGTTACGCAAGACCTTCTGGCGGCGGGACAACAACTGCTCCAGATGGGACAAAGCATGTATGCCAGCAGTGTTGACTTCGCATTGCTTGAAGGCTTTGTCCGTTCTAGCATCCAGCAGATCGCCCGTGACCTTGACATTCCCGGTTACGCTGGTGGGACAACTCATGCAAGACGCGGTTGGGCGTGGGTCGGGGAAGAGGGTCCTGAACTGGTGCGCTTCGGCGGGGGCGAGACTGTGCTTTCTTCCGACGCTTCGACACGGGCTTCCGGCGACGGTGACGAGGCTCTGATCTCGGAGGTAATAGCACTACGCAAGGAAGTAGTTAGTATGCGGAAGGAACTGTCTCGCACGACCAGCCGCCTGACCGTTGAGAAGGGAGCACGCTAATGTTCTCCCCCTTTGGTGTTCTTTGCTTCGGGCAGCTGCTCGCGGAGAATGACAATTCGGTTGAGAATCCGCTATACATCCTTCTGCGCGGGGAAACACCGCAGCTCCAGTTTCTTATTGAGCTGTATCCGTGGAACTCACTCAAGGACGTTGAGTTTAATTTTCTGCCTGCACCCTTTGGCGCTTTGTCTTTTGGTGCGATCCAAGCGGGCGTTGCAAGCGGCGCGGTCGATACGATCTACCTATCTGATATGACCTTTATAACAACGCCGGAAGACGATCCTGCAAATCAGTACTTTGCCCCTGTGGTTAATAATCCGCTGCAATTTGACCTGTCCGTCTTGCGCGGGGAAACGCTGGGGACTAACACCACGTCTTTTGGCGCAATCCAAATCCAGAACGGTGATAAGGAACTGGATCATCTTGCAAGCATGAACTGGGGCGGAAGACGAATAGTCGTAAAAGCGGGTGGTAAGGATTTTGCTTATACAGACTACTCTGTAATTTTTGACGGCCTCTGCAATACCATCGAGTTTGACGACCGAACAATCACTATAACAGTTCAGGACAAAGGGCTGCGATTAGAGCAACCCATTATCAGTCCCAAGTTCGCCGGCACTGGCGGACTTGAAGGTGGCGACGATATTGCAAACAGAATGCGTCCCCTCATCTACGGGCGGGTCTTCAACTTTGAGCCTGTGCTGGTCGATCCCGTCAACCTCGTCTATTCAGTACATGCTTGGAGCATCGAAGAGATCTCGGCAGTGTTTGACGCTGGGGTTGCCTTGACGCTAGATGACGACTACACCGACATAACTACAGCCTCACCAGCTGCGGGACACTACGCGACGAGCCTAGCGTCTGGGTATATCAAGCTCGGATCAACACCCGCCGGTCGTATAACGCTAAACGCAAAAGGGGACAACGTGGACGGATACTCCGGCACGGTCTCCGGAATCTGTTATAAGATCCTCACTAATCTGTTTGGTAATGAATCCTACCATCCGACCGAGCTTGACCTAGGTAGTTTCAATGCGCTCAGCGACCAACTACCGCAGGAAGTCGGTCTCGTAGTGACAGATCAGCGAACAATGCGGAGCATCATTGACGATCTGCTAACCCCCTACCTCGCTTATTGGGTGTTTACGAGACCCGGACTGTTCTCGCCGCGCTACATTGACACCGAAGGCGTTCCTGTGGCCACAATAACCCCCGACTTTGTTAGCGAGGACGGAATCCAGATGCTTACCGTTGTTGAACCAGCGTGGCGGATTAGTGTCGGCTACGCCCCAGTATCAACGGTGCAGAAGGAGGACGAAATCGCAGGGGGCGCGACCGAGGCTCAGCGATCCTTTGTTGGCAACGAGTTCCGGTTTATAAGCTATGAGGACATAGCAGTAAAGCGCACCAATACCCGCGCTCAGGAAAGAATTTTCTACACCTCGTTTGCAACAAAAGAAGCGGCCGAAGAACTGCTTGCGAGACTCCTGCGCGTATACGGTAGGGAACGGAAGATTTATAGGGGTGTAGGGTATAACTCGCTTTATCGTTTTTATCTCGGGGATAAGGTTAAGTTGGATTACCCTCGTTATAATCTTAACAAAGAAGTTGTTGTTCTCGGTATATCTGAGGACGCAGAGACAAAAGCTACAACACTGGATCTATGGGGCTAACATGGCGAATATGTTCTTGGCATCTGCACTTATATCTGACGCGGCAACATTGCTCGATTCCTCAGCGGCTGCGGGCTCCCTGCCAATCAAAAACTTACAGCGCCGCGCTATAGGGGCTGTAACCCGCTTTTTAACGCCTTCTGGCTGTTATGTCGTTGCGGACATCGGGGCGGCTCAGAGCGTCGATTTTATAGGTTTACTCGGGCATAACGCATCGAATAGCGGCAGCGTCGTAGTGACGGCCGCAGACGCGCTTGAAGACCTCGAAGATACGCCAGATTACGACAGTGGTTCTCTGCGGCTTCGGTCAAATATCGTTGCACCCGCTTTTGAGGACGTAGGCAGTCTGGTGCGGAATCATTTTATGCTTCGGCTGCCCTCCGCAGTTTCGTATCGCTATTGGCGCATCGAGATGGAGGATACGGCTATTCCTTATTTGGATGTAGGCCGTCTTTACATCTCAAAAGCTTTCGAGCCGGAGACTAATATGTCTTATGGGCTACAAGAGGGGGTCATTGACCCAAGTACCGTTGCTAGGACTGTCTCTGGTCGCGTGGTTCCAAACACTCGCCCGGTATATAGATACGCTGATTTCCAGCTCTCGTTTGCAACTGAGGACGAGATGTTTGGTGCGGCATATGACCTAGACACCCTTTGCGGTACAACCAAGGACGTTTTTTTCGTTCAAGACTACGCCAATAAAAATCTTTTGCAAAAACGATCTTTGTATGGCAACATGAGATCACTAAGCCCTGTTATAAACACCTCTTTTCAGAGGTTTGAAAAAAGATATAGAATTGAGGAGATGGTGGCATGATTAAATACGCTGATAGGGTATTGGAGACATCTACATCTCAAGGCACAGGAACAATCAACCTTGCTGGTGCAACTGCCGGGTTCCAAAGTTTTGTTGCTGGCGTAGGCAACGGAAACAAGTGTGTCTACTTTATTGAGGACGGGGTTGACTGGGAAGCGGGCGTTGGCACTGTTACCGCAGGCCCCCCCGATACGTTGTCCCGTGATAGGATCTTGGAATCCTCAAACAGCGGCGCGGCAGTTGACTGGGGACCGGGTACTCGCAACGTCTTTCTTGGTGCGTCGTCTCATGCACTGCTTTGGCGCGACGAGAACGGGAACGACACCAACGAGACCGGTGCTGGCGGCGGTACTGCAAACGCTCAGACAGTAACCTATCCCAACGAGCGAGCAGGGTACTCAGACGGCATGTTGATCCGCTGGATTGCCACAGTTGAGAATACGGGGGCTATGACCGTTAATGTCAATGGTCTTGGTGCAAAAAGTTATGTGCAGAATGACGGAACGGCTTTTGCCGCTGGGCAGGTTCCTATCGGCAGTTTACAGCAGGCCGTATATGACCTTGCCAACGACCGCTTTATGTCGCTAGGGGCGACGACTGCCGCAGGGATAACGATAGACGATGCTGGATTTGTAGTATTCACCGCGACAAATTTGCAGGACTTCGCCGACGAGGTTGATGCGCTTGCCGATGGGGTGGCAAAAATCAACGTAAAAGCCACAGACATCGCCACAGCCGCAACGGTTAACCTTGACGCTTCAACGGGCGATTACGTTGCGCTGACAGGCACGACGACCGTCACGGCTATCACGCTTGCATCCGGTCAGGAGCGGACGGTACGGGCGGC